GAGACAGCCAGTGCGTTCATCACGGTTGCCAGCATACCGATCTTATCGGCCAGTGTGCGCTCCATCTTGCCGCTGGAACGGCCGCGCCAGAAGTTGCCGCCGCCAACCACGATGCCGATCTGTACGCCCAGCTCGTGTGCTTTCTTCACGCCGCCGCAGATCGCGTCCATGGTGGGCTCGTCAAAACCCATGCCCTTTTCGCCGCCCAGTGCTTCGCCGCTGATCTTCAGAAGGATACGCTGATATTTCAATGCCATAATCCAAACACCACCTGTTTTTATCTTCCGTCAGGGCATAGGCATACCCTGACATTTTTTACTATAGCTTATTTTACAATAAAACATTCATAAAGTAAACAGGAAATCTGCGCGGAAATCCGGAAGCTTTTATGAACGGCTGCGCAGACCGCGCAGCAGCTGCTTCATTTCGGGCGGAATGCGGCGGCTTTCCACCGCTTTCTGGATGGCTTTGTTGTGGGTCCACAAATCCAGCCGCTTTTCTGTGAGCCACGGCAGCGCGGCATCCGGCTGCTTTGCCAGTGCCGTGGCAAAATACCATGCCCGCATCATATTGATATAGTATTCCGTGCTGCGCACATCGGCCACCCATTCCAGATATTCCGGCCGGAATGCATCATCCAGATAATAGCGCATCAGCATCTTCATGCCATAGCGCACGGTGTACACCTCGCCCGAATCCAGCCAGCGGCGAATGGGCACCAGCAGTTCCTTCTTGTGCTTTGCAAACACTTTGGGGCAAAAGCAGTCACAGGTGGCCCAGTTGTTGATGTAGGGCAGGAACGCTTCCGTTTCAGCCAGCGCCCTGTCGTAGTCCCGGATAAGTTCGATCAGAAACGCGTGGAGATTGTTCTCTTCGTAGTATCCATGCGGCAGGGCCTGTAAAAACACTTCTGCTTGCGCTGTGCCTGTGAGCTGTTTTGCCAACTTGCGCAGAGCCGGAACGCGCACGCCGATTACCGTTTCCGGCGGCACGGTGGGCATCAACGCACTGTGAAAGGTGCGGTATGCTTCATCCTGCAAGGCAAACAGCTGCGCACGAATGATCTCTGCTTCCGGCTCCATCCTCTCTCCCTCCGTTCTTTTCTATTGTAGCAGAGCCGTATGGAAAAGCAAGGCCGTTCCGGCATTCTTTTCCGGTGCTTTAAGGAACACACAAAAATTGGGCTGGACATTTGTGCCGGAACATGCTATAATATCGTTCGTAAATGCGGGCATCGTACATCGGCTAGTATATCAGCCTTCCAAGCTGAGGAGGTGGGTTCGATTCCCATTGCCCGCTCCATTAAAAAGAGCCTAGATTCGTTGAAATCTAGGCTCTTTTCTTTTGCCATAACACACTATTTAACACACTTTTGCTTTTTGGTGTGTTATCAGCCCGGCTTTACCTCGATATGCCAGCTCTGTTTTTCAGGCGGCAGCGGTGCGCTCTCTTTGTCGTGGTTCCAATGCCGGTCAACGTCGCACAGCTCCAAAAAGCCATCTTTCAGGCGGTAACAGGCTTCTTCATCCGGGGCAGTATGGCAGCAGGGGCATTGAAAGCTCTCGTTTTCCTCGCTGTCTCGCCACAGCTGCCAGTCGTAAATAACAAAGGTCTTTTTGCAGTTCGGGCAGGTCAGATGCATTTCCAGCATGATTTTACGCTCCTTCTCTCGGATTGAAAATAAGAATGGTCAAGGCATAGGCCGCTGCGTCTATCGTGTGGTTGTCACGATCTGGCACGCTGGGCAGGAAATTGCCGTCCTTGTCCGCGTCATACTCGTATTGTGAAAACTCGCGGTAAACGTTGGGCGTGCGCCTGGGGTCAACAACAAGCGTCCTTTTTTGCAGCCACTTGATGCGGTAGTTCACACAGCCGGGGCGCTTGATGCAAGGGCGGGCCTGCAGGCCGTATTCCCGTAGATCGTGCACGCTCTTGGGTTCTGCACAGTCGCAATAAATAACCTGTTCCGGGGCTGTTTCTGCGCCGGTGATGGGGTTCTTCCGGGGTTCTCCCACATGGTCAAGGCCGTGTGCCCTGATCTCGGCGGCAAGGGCTTCATTTGACAGGCCGCGCTTGTAAATTTCATCCGCAAAGTAGATGGTTTCGGTACTGCGGTCATAGAACAGAGCCACAACGGCAGCAGGGTCAGACGCAAAACCGAAATCAACACCAACATAGCGGTAACACTGCATTGCAAGCTCTTCGTCCGCGATCTCGCGCACTTCCAGCGTGGTGAATACCTCGCCGCCGCTGCCGGTGGAAATGCCCAGATACTCGTGATCGTACACTTTGGGATTCAGAGCTTGGATGCGCTGGGCTTCGTTCAGAAACACCTCTCCCAGCCATTCAGGCGGCACCTGGGTGTAATCCGTGTGCAGGGTCAATGCTTCCTCGTTGGGCTGCTGGATGAACTTATTTGCCCAGTTATTCAGGGACACAGGCGGGTTGAAGCTGCGGAACACCACAGGCTTACCGCCACGGCCCACGGACTGCATCACGCTGCGGACAAAATTTTCTCCGGGCAGCTCGGAAAATTCCTCGAACCATACCCACCGGAAAAAGCCTTTTGCAGGCTTGATACTCTTGATCTTGCTGTTATCGTCCAGCCCTCGAAAGATGATCTGTGCGCCGGTGGGAAGGTAGGTGCAGCGCATAGGGGACACGGTGCAGCTCCACAGGTCAGACACGCCCAGCGCGTCAATAGCCCATTGGATTTGTGCAAACACGGATTCCCTCAAGGTACTGCCCCACCGCCGGAACACCACAGCAGAGCCGGTGCCGGTGGGGTCTTTCTGGATGCCGTCCACGATCTCCAACGACACAAAGGACGATTTGCAGGAGCCGCGCCCACCGGGAAGATTGTAGTAGGTGTGTGCATCGGCTGCGATATCCGCGTGTATGGCATGGTATACAGCAGCTTCGTGCTCGGTAGGGTCGATGCCCTGCACACGCTCAAGCGTGGCAGCTCTGGCCGCTTTCCGGGCTTGCAGCGCCCTGATGCGCTTTTCCAGTCGGTCAAGCTCCATTCGCTTCCACCTCGTCCAGCAGCTTTTCCAGCTCTGCCAGCTTCTTCTGCTGTTCGTCAATGCGGATGCAGTTTAGAACGCTGTTGCAGCAATTTGTGATAGCTGTTGCCCGCTGCGGGTCGATCTCGTTATTCAGCAGCATATTTGCGATCTTGGACAGCGTGCGGCGTACCTCTGCGGGAGTTGAAAGTTTGATCTTCAAATATACTCACCTCGATATAAAAAGGGCGCACAGGTCAGCCCCATGCGCCCAGATGATGCCATATCAGGCGATTGCCTGATAATAGATAGCCTTTGCCTTGTTTTCCAGAACAAAGCAGTCGTAGTAAATACGGCCCTCCACCAGACTACCGGACAGGAAGGGCGGGTCAAGGTGAATCTTGTACTCTGCCAGTTTGACCGGGGCCACGGTAGCCACGGGATGCGCGATCATGAAGCCGAACTTCTCAGGCAGGCGGTTGGACGCGATTTTCACCACGTTCAGGCCGTCCAGCTGGGCAATAACGCCCTTTTTGCGCAGTTCTGCACCGATGTCCTGATTGTCAAAGGTGGCCTTGGACTGCTTCAGGAGCGTGTATGCGGTGGGGGTCAGAATCAGCACGCGGTCAGATGCGGGCACTTCTGCATCGTCCATCTGGGCATTCGCGGTGATGATCTGCGTATAGATGCTTTCAGCGGTCAGGGCTGCGGCTTCCGGCTTAATGCCTGCATTTGCTGCCATCACGCTGTAAACATAGGAGTCAATCTCCGGGAACACCTTCTCACGCTGCTGGCGTGCCAGAGCGCTGGCGGCTGCAACCTGCATCTTGGTTTCGTCCGTGTCCATCTTGTCCACCTCGAAAGTGAACGAACGATCTTTGTTGATCGTGAATGTCTCGGTGGTGGCCTGCAGGGTGCTGATCGTGCCATACTGGGACTTGCTGCCCTCGAGAATAGTGCGGTTGAAGTCCTCCATCTCGGTGGTCTTGACCTTATACAGCTTGATGGTCTTTGCACCGTCAAAGCTGAAATCCTTGTTGGTCACAAGGCTGGTCTTGCTCTCGGAGTAAAACTGTTCGTCTGTATATGCCTGGAACTGGGTTGCTAACTCAATAGCCATTTATAGATCCTCTTTCAGTTGCTCAGACCGAAAGCCCGCTTTAACTCAGCGTCTTTATCTTTGCCCTGAGAAAGCCACATCGGCGGGGTGTCCACCTTTGCGCCGGTGGTCGTCTTAGTGACAGTATAGCCGCCATCGGTGACGCTCTGCACCGCCTTTACAGCGGTCTTGAACGCTTCCGGGTCGGACGTGTCCAGCTTATCCAGCAGCGCCGCGCTGATATGGTTATCAGCCAGATACTGACGGCAGGCTTCCCGGGCTTCCCACTGGTTGAAACGCTGACTCTTGGCTTCCAACGCTTCCTCGCGGGCTTTCAAGTCTTTTTCTCGTGCGTCAAGGTCGCCCACGCGCTCGGCACTCTTGGAGCGCTCACGGGCAAGCCGATCTGCAACGATGGTGTTTAGTTCGGATTGCGAAAACATCCGCTCAGAGCCGTTATTTTCGGCCTGTTGAGCGGCGCTGGGGGTATTGGTGGGATTCTCCATTGATAGCACCTCATTGTTCCGTATGAGTAAACGTAAAAAGCAGCAGGCGGCAAACCTTATGCCGCGCATGGTGCACCGGGGAAAGGAAAAGCTCGGTGCAAGGGGTATGTCCGCTCCTGCAATGCTGGACGCTCTGATCGTGGGTCATGGCACACCCACAGCCAGACCGTGCAGCAAAGAGCAGTCAGGAGCCGGACGGCGCTATAAGCCGCCTGCTACGCTCAGTATACCACAGAATGTTGTAAAATGCAAATATAATGCTATGTAATGTCATTTTATTGCCACATTGCGTTTTTGCTTGGACAGCATCAGGCTGTATTGTCCGTAGGTCACGCCCAGAGCGTTAGCCATTGCGGTAGCTTCACCCAATGACAGCGGTTCACCGTGTTCCGCATGATATGCAGCCCGTGCCAGAGTACGGATGCGGGCCCGTTCCTTTTCGTCCTGGGCTTCCCATGCTGCACATTCAAGGCAGCGGCTTTCATTGGCAAAATGCCACATCACAGCCCCACAGACAGGGCACTTCTTGAGCTTCGTTTTCGTCATGGTATAGAATGACCTCCGGCAAATAAAAAGAGCGCACAGCGGCTTGCTGGGCCGTCATACGCTCTCAGGGGTGGGGGTGGCGCTATGTACTCCACGCACCACCGTTAAATTTTACGCGTTGTAATGGTCTAAAAGAGCGTTCGTATCACGCTGCTATTGTACCATAAAGTGGACACAACTGCAAGAATTTCACCTTGCAATGTCATTCTTCTGCTTCTTCTTTCTCGTAGTCGTCCAACCATGCTTCCACAGTAGGAATATTCATCGGCGGCGGGGCAACAACGGTGTTGGTCGCTGCATCTGCGATAAAGAAAGTGAAAGTGTGCTCGTCAAAACGGACGTCCAGACCAAAAGTATGGGCACGCTTCATCTGCTCAATAAGCCGGATCATCTCTCGCTGTTCGTCCTCGTCCAGCTTCTCGAAAGCCACGCACAGGACTTCTAAAGATTCTTCTCTCGTCATGTTGCACACCCCCTTACCGGATGCCGCTGAACCACATCACAGCGGCACCGAGGAAACAGACCAGGGCGAACGGGCCCACGACAGAAAAATGATACAACGTCATTGAAAATCCCTCTCTTTTCTGTTACAATGAGGGCGGTACAGCCTGCAAGCAATACCGCCTATTTGCCGCCCGTCCCTGTTGGCGCAGGGAAAGGCGGCTTTCTGTTTGTTGGCGGTCTTAATCAGGACGGCATGGAATCGTCTTTGACAGACTTCACGAGTTCTGCAAACTTCTCCGGGGTCATGTTGTGGGTGAAATCCGTATAGGCTTCAACGCCGTTCTTCACACCTTCCTGCTCTGCCTGCGCCATCAGATCAGCGGCCAGCATGGCAATAGCGTTCTTGTCCACAGTGCTGACGGGCAGGTCATTCAGAGCGTTCATCAGGGCATTCGCCGCATTAACCAGCGGTTCACACTGCATACGGACTTCACGCGGGATAATGAGCAAACCTTCTTCGCCCAAAGAAATGCCGAGAATGTCAACGCTGCAAGGCTCCACACTGGGCGCAGGCTGGTCGATCTTATCCATCTGGGTGCGGGCCTGCATCATGGAGACAAAAGCCTTGCCAGCATCCTTCGTTCCCTCAATGTAGCCGTAGCCCATTGCGGCCTTGCCGATCTCTGCCGCCAGCGTGTTCAGATCATCAACTACAGTGGCAGGAATCGACAAAGAGGACTGGTATGCGTCCAGATAGGCGCAGAAGTCTTCCACCTTCTTGCAGGTTTCGGGGTCGTCCTTTGCTGCCAGCTCAATATTGACGCTGTTCACATCGATTTTGCCATCTGCGGTAAGTTTGAAATCAACCATGATAAATTCCTTTCTGGCCTTACAGGCCACTTAAAAAATATTATGAACACGGCCAGTTAGGCCGGGTCGGCTTAGTTGGTGCGGGTCATGCGCTCCACATAGACCCAGATCAGGCGCAGTTTGCGCAAGTCTGCCTTTGCCAGCAACTTGGTGATTGCGTCAATATAGCCGCTGCGGTCGGTGTTGTTCACAAAATCACTTCCTTTCCTGCTTCATCATTGCTTGCATTTTCGCCATTTTCTGCGCCGCTGCCTGCCGCCGGAAGTTCTCTCCGGTAAAACAGATAGGGACGCACATTTCCAACAGGCGGTCATAAATGCGGGCGTGGGCAACGTCCTGCGGGTCTTTCAGCTCGCCCAGTGCAAGGTTTGTTGTGACGATGAGCGGGCGCTGATTGCGGTATCGGCTGTCTACGATGTTGTAAATCTGCTCCAGCGTGTAATCTGTTTCCCGCTCAATGCCGAAGTCGTCAATGATGAGAAGCGGATAGCTGCACAGGCGATCTATAACATCGTTCCGGTTGTTCCCGCGCCCGTTCAGGTCGTTCACAATCCGGCTAAAGTTCGTCATGCAGACGGCTGTGCCCTGCTCCATCAGCGCATTTGCGATGCAGCCCGCAAAAAAACTCTTGCCGGTGCCCACCTTGCCCCACAGCAGCAAGCCGATATTTTCGCGCTCAAAGTCCCGCCACTGTGTGACGTAGTTCCGGGCATATCCCATCTGCGGGTTCCGTCCATTGTCGTTCCGAAAATTCCAGCTCTCCATTGAAACATCCGAAAAGCCGTTTACTTTGAGTGTGCGGAGCTGTTGCTCGCGCCGTTCCTGTTCGCGCTGCTGCCGCAAGGTGGCGCGCTCGTTCGCTTCGCAGTCGCACGGAATCCACACAACGGATTCTCCCGTGGTCTTGCGGATGTAATCCGGGGCATGCATCTGCCTGGGCGCATGGCACTTGCCACAATGCAGCAGGCCATCTTCCCCGGTGTAGTCGTCCGTTTTGGCTTCTCCCTCATTGCGCTGCAAGAGCGCAGAAAGGGCGTTCATGGTGTGGTTCAAAGGCTCTCTCCTTCCTTGAATGAGTAATCAGGCATCCCGCTGCTGCGGGGCTTCTGCTGGTTTCGATCTCGTGCAGCCCACACGCGCAGGGTAGCCGCATGGCTCTTGTACTTCTTCCCGGTGCTCTCCATGTAAGCGGACAACTGTTCTATCAGGTTGTCCAGATATGGAATGTCTGCGCTCAACTTCTGATACTCTGCATCGGTCAACAGAACATTGCCATAGCTGCCGTAGCTCTGACGCGTGGGTGCTTTCTCTCTCTTAGAATTAACTGTTCTATTATCTAACTCTTTATATTTCGGTGTCTGTTTTTGGACAGACCCGGTGTCCATTTCCAGACAGGGGGGTGTCTGTTTTTGGACAGAGGGTGTGTCCGTTTTCCGATGGGGTGGGGTGTTTGTTTTTAGACAGGGTTTAGATTGACTTTCGGAAGAATCCGGCAGCTTCAAATAGATGGTATTTGCTGAACCAGCATTTAACCGTTTTTCAATCAATCCAGCCTTTTCCAGCTCTCGCAAAGCATTTCTTACCGGTGTTTCACTTTTGTGGAGGGCTTTTGCAAGGCTGGCATTTGAGAACTGTATGTAGATTCTTCCCTCGCTGTCAATCCAGCGGTTTTTCTTGGATAGCTGCGCCCGATATAGCAGCAAAGAATAGATGATTTCTGCCGTCCAGCTCAAGCCCTCACATTCCAGCAGGAAGAACGGGAAGGGGGCGTGCTGGGGGGTCTTGCTCTTGTCCGTCAGATACTGGATAGCACGTCACCCGGCCTTTTTGCTCGTGGGCAAGTCTTCGAAAAAGAAACTGCCGATCTGGTCAGCGGGAATGTTCAGCACCTTGCACAGGCCCGCAATGTCACGGGCTGTGAATGGGAGCCGCCCGGTCATGCGTGCCGTCAGGGTTGACGGTGGTATGCCCGCTCTCCGGGCTGCTTCGGACTGCGACATATCCAGCTCAGCAAAGCGGACGCGCAGGCGATGAAATTTCCTGTACATAGTGTTATACCTCGCTTTCAATCAGTTCGTCCAGCGGCACACCCAGCGCGGCGGCAAGACGCCGGGCACTGTTGGTGCTGATGCTGCGCTCGTTGCGGGCAGACTGAACAGTTGACAGGCCGCACATAGCCTTGTTGGCTAAATCCATGCTTGTCAACCGCTGCCGTTTCATCTCCGAAACGATTTTCACACAGTCTAGAATCACAGTGCGTTTCTCCCTTCATCATGGTATTGCAAACGATAAACACGTTTTTATGAACGTTTTTATCGTTCATAAGTAGTATAAACGATTTTAGCGTTCATGTCAATAGCTTTTCTTGAAAAATCGTTCATCATTTGATATACTCAACGCAAAAGGGGGATTGTTACAGTTGGCAAACGGAAATGAGTATCTATATAACAAAATTGACGACCTTTTAGCTCAAAAAAATATGAGCCGCCGTCAACTCGCAAAAGCGATTGACGTACCGCCCACTACACTGCAATCAGCATTCGAGAAAAAAAGCAACATTTCTATCGAACGACTAAAGAAAATACTTGCCGTTCTGGATGCACGGTATGAAGATGTTTATCCCCCCGAACAGCTAAGTGCTGCTATCATACACAATATAAAATACGGGCTTGAAGGCGATTCATCAAAAGATGCTTGGTCGGAAGGTGCACAAGAACTGCATACTCCGGCATGGGAAAAAGCCCGCCGGGCATTTTATGAGCTGCCGAACGACTGGCAAAAGGACACGGCCATAAACTGGCAAATTGAGATTCTGCACAAAAAGATGGGCAAGAACTACAACAATGCCGTTTTTGAAGCCCTCTTGCGGCTTTATCAGAGCGATGATTCGTTTTCACAAGAGCTTGCAGAACGGCTTGAATCGCTTTTATATGGCCAGCCCACAGACCCCGACAAAAAATAAAGCCCACTGCGCAGAGCACAGCAGGCGGGGGGTGTGTCGTGTTTCATGACCTACCCACTGATGGGCAATCATTGACATAGAAAGGGGGTGCAGCCAGATGAACAAGAGAACGAACACCGCGCAATGGGAAGAAAAATACCAGCGCTGGCGCATAGCCGTGCAGAAAGACGGCGTGAGAAAGCAGTTTTACAGCTCCACGCCGGGCAGGACAGGGCAGCGGGAAGCCAATGCAAAGGCTGATGCATGGTTAGAGAATGATATTGCGGTCAAGGCCGGACGGGTCGAGAACGTCTATCAGCTATGGATAGATGATCTCAAACTTACCACCAGCACAGGCAACTGGAAGCCCGTAGAAAGCCGCTGGCGCACCTGGGTGCTGCCGATCATCGGCAAAAAGAAGGTCAACACCCTTACAGACCGGGACTTGCAAACCATCATCAACAAGGCCGCTGCCGCCGGGAAGAGCCGTAAAACTTTGCAGCTTATTGCCAGCGATCTCCGGGCATTCTGCAAATACTGCCGCAAAGCAAAGCTCTCCACCTTCCTGCCGGAGGATGTACAGATACCCGCCAGCGCCCGTTATAAGGGCAAGAGCGTGTTGCAGCCTGCCGATCTGGTAAAGCTGTTCAGCATTGATACAACGCTTTACAGGGGCAAACGGGTGCATGATGACTTTATCCACGCTTACCGCTTCCAGACGCTCACAGGCCTGCGGCCCGGGGAGCTGCTGGGGCTGCGCTGGGCAGATGTGCAGGGCAACACAGTGAATGTGCGCCGATCTATCAACATCCACGGTGAGGAAACACAAGGCAAAAACCAGAATGCAATCAGGTCTTTCGTGCTGTCTGGCCTTGCCCGTGCCGTGCTGGAACAACAGCGGGAAGCCACAGGGACGCGGGAAAGCGTGTTTGAAATCAGCAGCGAACTGTATTACTGGAAGCGCTGGCAGGCCTATTGCAAGGCAAACGGCATTGACAGAATATCAGTTTACGAATTGCGGCACACCTTTGTTAGTGTGGTCAAGACGCTGCCAGAGGGCGAAATCAAAGAGCTGGTAGGCCACAGCCAGAACATGGACACACTCGGCCAGTACAGCCACGCTCTGACCGGGGACGCAGAGAACACCGCCCAGGCCGTCAATGCTGCTTTTCTCAAATTGCTGGGAAACGGCTGATTTGTAACACACTTTTTAACACACAGTTGCTTCCAACATTCTTGTATAGCGCATAGAATGATACACGATTCAAGATAAAAATAGCGCTGGCAAGAGGATGAAATCCGACGTTTTACAGCGTTAGAACGTGGTTTATTAGTTCGATTCCCATTGCCCGCTCCATGCAAAAAAGCG